GGTCTTTTGCTCTTGCTTTCTTTTTGATTTAGCCAAGTAGAAGTAACTTGTCTTATTGGTTGATATCCTATCGCTCTCCAAAAGAAATTGCTTTCTAAATCAAAAGCTACACGGCAACTTATTCCCACACAATTGCTTTTTATAGCTTCTTCTCGTACAGCAGTTTCTAACATGCTGGCTCTATACCAACGACGTGCATCTTCTTGTACTACAATTTGCTGAATTCTTGCTACAATTTCAAAAAATGTTGCATAACAAAAACCAGTTAAATCCCCATTATCTTCTACTACATTTATTTTTACATATTCAAATCTTTTTCTAACACCATCGGCAGTTTTAGATAGAACAGATGTATAAGAATTTCTAGGAATAAACCCTAAAGCATTGCTTTCTCTTTTACGTAGAGAATCTATATAATTCCAATCATCTATTTTACCCGGTCTTAAAATAGTTTCTATAACAGGTTTCATGATTTCTCCTAGTCCTCTTGAGTGGATTCGAACCACCAAAATATCGTGTTTGAGACGACCACATATGCCAATTCTGTTACAAGAGGATTTGTGCCGACCATCAGAATCGAACTGATATTGCTCGTTCTTCAAACGAGTGCCTTGACCACCTTGGCTAGCTCGGCAATAAGGCAGCAAGTGGTGAACTCGAATCACCGTCCCGACCTTTTGGAGAGGTGGATTTTTCCCATTAAACTAACTTGCTATTTTATTTATATTATAACATTTTATACATCTTTTAGCGTATCTTGTTATTTCTTTTCCACAATTCAAGCAATAATGTTTTACTTGTTTACTCGGATAGTGAGAATTTTTGCTTCCGGTTGTTTCTAATTGACTATTACAATTAGGACAAACATATCTTAAATTTTCTACTCTATTATCATTATTTATACCGTTTATATGGTCTAAAATAAATATTATTGGTTTTTTATTCCATATATTTTTATTATTACATATAGAGCATATAGTATTATTTAATATATTATTTTTTAAAACAGCACGTCTTAATACTCCATTTGAGACCTTTGAATCTATACAAAAAACTTTGTCCAATGGTACTTTATAAGAATATTCTCTATGCTTATTAAAAATATTTCCTTGCCTAAACTTTAATTCTAGATTCCATTCTTTTGCTAATCTTTTTAAAGTTGTTCTAGAGCCAGAACCACTTCCACATAACCCATAAGAGCGTAGCACATCAGAAACACACGCTTCTTTATTTATTACTTCTTCTAGGTGTTCTCTTCCTAACTTTTCAATAATCGAAGATTTTCTCATTTTTCCCTCTACCCTCAAAAATTAGAAAAGGGAAGCGGAGGGTATTCGCTTTTCAGATGATTCATGAGGTCATCCTATCCCTTTCTATAGCGGCTATAAGGGAAATCGAATCCCTATCACTTATTAGACAGATAAGTATAATAGCCATTATACCATATAGCCATAGTACTCCATGTCGGTACTGCCCCGACTTCTGAGGTTTAAAAGACCTCTGCATCACGATTAATGCTTATGGAGCATATTAATTACAACTTTGTTTACGAGCTTTGCGTTTCATATATACCTCCTTATTTTTTAGATTTTTCTCGGTTACACCTTCCGGGTTAGCGTCCCTTTTCCTGTGAGCGGTGTGGTTCACCTACTCGAACCTCCTAGTCTCACTTGTTGGTTGGCTGGCAAGGATAACATTCAGTCGTCACCTACAGTTGTCTTACATGCAAGTTTAGCCTTGCGCCAACTTCGCCGCTAATGATTTTTGTGGACGTGCGGACTTCGAAGTCCGGTCCTAGAATTCTTGGTTCAAGTTTTTTCTCTCTGGCAGAGTCACCTATTTATTTAGTCTGGTAATCTGACTTTCTCTTTTTAAGGGAGAGTCCCCTTTTGGGGTGGACAGGTAAACCCGCCATCCTCCACCATCTACTTTATAGTTGAAGTAGAAACTTTAGCCCACCAAACAAGATGTCAGTCTCATCCGGGACACCACTTGTTCTATTTTAAGAGGAACAAGTACTCTTCTGTTTTAAAGAGAAACGGAAACTTTGTTAACTGGAAGGCTGAAGAGTTGTTCAGCCAGCGAAACGTTTGTTTTGCCCTCAAAGAGAGCGTCAGCAAGTGTGTATTCAGCAGTTAATTTTTTGCCAGAACCTTTTAGCTTACTATCCTAGTCGATTGCCAATTTCACGCCCATGAAAAGAAGGCTTCGGAGACGCTTGGCGACTCCCTATCCTTCTTAGTACTTTCGGGCAGACTCGAACTGCCATTTCATAGTTTAAGAGACTAGTGCTGTACCTTTGAGCCACGAAAGTATGGGTTATATTCAATTATTAAAGTGCAATTTCTTCGTACTAGCTCCTCCGCATGGATTCGAACCACGAATTAAAAGTTAACAGCTTTTTGTGATAGACCGTTTCACCACAGAGGAATATTCAATTGTTTATATATTATATCATACTTTTCTTTTTTTGTCAAGAGGCAATTTTTAATGCTTTAAATCTATATGAACCCCGGCGCTTCTCAACCCGGAAGTTAAACGCATAATGGTTTCCTCTTCAAGCCCAAGACTCAACTCCACATCTACAGAATGAATAACTTCATGCAGAATTGAACTATCAAATCGCTCTTTAGATATATCATCTCTTATATAAATCTCATTTTTTGAATTAGCAATAACCGCATAATAACTTTCATTTCTATCGTTTAATCTTTTATGCTTCTTGGGAAGTTTAAAGACTTTATATTTCATCCCTAATACTTTTATAGCTTTTATTTTTTTACTCATTTTTATTCCTTTTTTTCAAATATTTCTTTTTTGCTTCTCTCATTTTCTTTTTTGCTTCTTCAGAATGATGTTTCCCAATATTAATTGCAGAAAGTTTTCTTTTTGTTTCTTCTGAACGATGTTTCCCAAAATTAGGATGATTTTTTCCTCTTCGAGCTTCACTCATTTTCTTTTTTGTTTCTTCTGAATGGTGTTTCCCAATATTGCTTTCAGATAATTTTCTTTTTGTTTCCTCGGAGCGATGTTTTCCATAAAAAGGATGATTTTTTCCAGAAGTGTTAGGAAAATTCTTAGATATCTTTTTCTTTATCTCTTCAGAAAGTATTATTCCTTTATTACTATCGACGCATTCTCTTGTATTATATGAAAGCGCTAACTTTTTATAATGATTATCAAAAAATGTTTCATATCGGGTTAATTCAAATGATTCACAATAAACAAGTATTTTCCAAACAAAAGCATTTTCTTTATATTTGTTGAAAGCATATTGTAAATGAGAATTTGTATGTTTATTCTTAGCCAACATTTTAAAATGAGAACTCTTTCTTTTACTTAAATCAACACTTTGACCAATATAACATTTTTTATTAATCAGATTTTCTATTTTGTATATTCCGGAATTATGTTTCATCTTTATTTCTTTTTGGTAAAGGTAATTCTTCTTTTACGAATTTTCTATATTGTTTTGTTGCTTCGTATGTATTTGCAAAAATAGTTGTTGCTATTTTGTGCAGCTTTGGTTCGTATTTTTCTAGAATTTCTAATTCTTCGTCTAATCTGCGTCCGAACGGACAGCCCACACATCCAGTCCTGCTCATCCCATATACAGTATAACAATCACTTAGTTTAATATTATTTTCTTTAATAAAACGTTTTTTATCACTGTCTGACCACCAAAAAAGCGGAAAGTACATTGCATAAGGACTATATTTTTCAGGCAAGTAACAATTTACAATTTTTGTTGCTCTCCTGCCACCCTCCGCTTTACGTATACCTGTTATAACAAGGTCAATATCATGTTCTTTAGAATAATCCTTCATAACATCTTTTTTAGTAAAGTCACAACATTTTACAGATGTTTTAAAAGGCAACCCATCATTCTCAATTAAATATTCTTTTAGTCCCCTATTACGACTGATATTAAATTTATCGGTTGGACCATTCCAATTTGCCCACCATGATAAAGCACCTTTCGCTCTCGGGTATAAAATAATCAATTCTTCGTAAGTTTTATTTCCATCTTCTTTAAATTTAAAATTATTTCTCTGTAGTCTGTGTAATAATTCACTAGCGTTTTTGCTAAGGAAAGGAAACCCATAGTTTTTTAAGGCATACGGAATCAGATGCTTGGGTTTAGCTATCTCAATGGTAAAGCCCTGTTCTTGCATATAAGCCAGATGATTTTTGGTCGCCTGATATTCTAAACCCGTATCGTAAAAAACTCCGGGAATATCATAACCCAATTTTCTAAAAAACCACATCATTGTGTCCGAGTCACTCCCACCCGAATACGCTATTCTTATATTCTGACCTTCATGCATTTTCATTACACTATGGGCTTTCGCCTCTGAATCTATAATTTTCAATTCATAAGTTAATGACGCTTTATAAGCTAAAGATTCTATTTCTTCCAATGTGTTCACCTCTTAATTTTTAATGTACACTATATAGACTCCCCGACAAGACTTGAACTTGCAACCTTTTCCTTCGAGGGGAATCGCTCTTGTCCATTGAGCTACAGGGAGATATTTATTTATTCTTTATAAATTATCCATTTTTTATTATCTCTAATATTTCTAATTTGAGTCTGAGAAATATTATATTCTTTTGCCAATTCGTCTAAAGAGATTTCATTAAATTCTGTTCTATTTTTTAATCTATCTCTTATTTCTTCAACTTTTTTCTGTGTTAATTTAGACATTGGATGATTTTCCCCTTTTCCGTTTGGATGAGGTATTTTCTTTTCTCCTGCACCACAATTACAATTCAAGTGGGAAAAAGTTATATTCGTTAAATCGAAAAATGTTTCTTTGGGATTTTCTGCTGATTGCCAAGGAATCTTGTGCTCTACAGAAAAATAATCTATATTTTCTATTTTTTTACCACATCTAAAGCATATATCTTCCCCTAATCTTTGCGCCATATTGAACATTATTTTTTTGCGAAGTTGATGGGAAGCCGTTCCGTGTGGCATACCCAATAAATCATTTTTTATTTTATTACCGTTTTCCATGCTCTGACCTCCGTCTCAATGGATTTTTAGTGAAATTTACCTGTACTTTCTGGTGTGGATTTGATAGAGTGGTTCGAAGCCATCTGCACTATCCATTATGCTATAGGTGCATATAAAACCAGTAATCCCCATAAAGAGACCGTTATATCTACAAATGGAGTCAGGGGCGACTTTGTAGCAGACTCTCTTGTATTTACTGATTTTAAGTGGACGGCAAGAGAGTCGAACTCTTACTTTCTCCTTGCGAAAGAGATGTGCTCCCGTTAGCACTAGTCGCCCATTAGTGGAAACAGCGAGATTCGAACTCGCAACTTCTCCATGCCATAGAGATGTTTTCCCGATTAAGCACTATGTTCCCAAAGGCTGAGTCGGGGAGGCTCGAACTCCCACAACCTTGTTTAAGGGTTGGACACGTTAGCAGTGTGTTGTGATACCATTACACCACGACTCAATATTGAGGAAGCAATGCGAATTGAACGCATACGTCCGGAGTTACCGGGCATCAGCCTTTTCGAGAGGCTTTAGTACACCATTACGTGCTTCCATTGAGGAACGGATGAGGCTCGAACTCATACACCCTTTCGGATGGATATCTTTCCAAGATATTGCGCTACCATTACGCCACCATTCCATAGGAGGAATAGATGAGAATCGAACTCATACGCCCTTTCGGACGGACGGGGTTCAAAGCCGTTGCGATACCGTTACGCCACTATTCCATTTATTTATATTCTGCTTCTATTCCGTTATCTTCTAAAATCTCTACCATTATTAATGGTTCATTTTCAATATAGTTTGCGACAAGTTCATATATCTGTTTTGCATCTTCCAGTTCGTATATCCCGTCATCATTGTCATATACAGATGCAGACATTAAATCAGAATAGTTAACTGTACGCCAACCATCGATTGGTCCTTCATACATCATTATTAAATACTTTTTTCTCATTCTTTTTTCCCCCACACAAGGCTATGTATAATATTTCCAATGCAAATTCCAGAAAGAAATATTAATATATATTTCCAAATGCTATCGGGGATATATACTCCTAATAAAAACACATTACAGACTATAGTCATCCCATATAAAAACAATGTTGAATTATTTATTTTTCTCATTTTTCTCTCCTAGTACACCCGGCTAGACTTGAACTAGCAACCTTCTCCATGTAAAAGAGACTATCTACCGTTGATATTACGGGTGTATAAGTGCTCATTGCTAGACTCGAACTAGCGACCTCTTGTATGTTGGACAAGCTATCTTTCCGACTGATATAAATGAGCAAAATTTAAGGCTAGTTGGCAACTCTTTCGAAAGGCAACTGGTCGAGGTTTGCCTAATTCGGTCTCACCAAATAACGTCTTGTTGCGCCAGCCTTATAAAGTATTCTAGCGATTCCTAATTACGATTATAGTAACTGGTCAGAATACTTTTTAGTGGAGCTAGACAGACTCGAACTGTCGTGAATACGGTGCAAGCGTATCATAATCCCATTATATGATAGCCCCAATTTATAAAGCGGCTGTCCACGTTTTGACTAATTAGGGTAGGGCTTAAGTGGCTATGCCACCATACCTTGTTGTACCCCCAACCTCACCGCTTATTTTATTATAGAAGAACAAATACTCATTGCCAAAAGCAAAACCGCAACAACAATCACAATTGTAGAACAACCGCCACAGCCACCGCTATTTTGATTTTCTTCTTCGTTTATATCCATAAACAAGAGAAAAGGCAAAAAGTATTTGTTCTTCACACTATATATTATACCACACTTTTATGGTTTTGTCAAGAGGCAATTTACTTTATTTATCCTGTCTTTCGTGCTAATTGCATATTTACCATATCAACAGATGCTTTATAATTTTTCCCATCACTGCCTTTAACGAGAACAGCATATTTTGGCTTTTTTGGGTCAAGATTATAAACCGTATAAGTAATTCCTCTGCGGTCAGCATAACTATCGCCAAGATTACCTTTGAAACCAAGATAATCTTTGAGCCAAGAAAAGTCAGCAGTATTTACTTTCTTTTCTCCGGTTTCTCCAATCTTTGTTGCGCTTAACTTGGTATGAAACTCAATATCGCTGTAACTAATGTTATGTAGTTCTAGTTTGACTCCGTATTTCTTTTCAAGTCCTTTTACAGCCTCTGCGAAATCTTTACGAAATGAAGTTAGTTCAGTTTTTTGAAACATATTTTTCTCTCCTTATTCAGTATAATATAATTATATCATACTTTTCAGGATTTGTCAAGGGTAATTTTATTTTTTGCAGAATCCCTTTCCTACTTCTATAAATGCAAACATGAGACCTATAAATACAAATATCCACAGAGTATAAGGACAATATTTAAATAAAAGTGCCATTATAATGATGGATATTATAAAAGGCAATGAGACTATCATTCCAACTAACAAATCTCTTAATGTATCAATCAGATTTTTCATCTTTTTTATCCTTGTCTGTATTATAAAAGCCTTCGCCTTTAAATATTACACCGACACCTTTGTTAACCAATTTCTTCACATTATAACTCCCGCAATCGGGACAAGCAATCTCTTCTTCAAGTTGTGTCAAAGTGCTTTCATAAGACGCTGTTACTAAAAATGTTATATGACAATTTTCACATCTATAATCATAACTCGGCATCGTCTGGAAACTCCCTTCTGAATACTTCTTTTAATACTGTATATGTTTCATCGTCTTCATATTCGAAAATATCTCCTATAAATTTAGCAAAACCATATAGAAGTTGTCCTAAACGTAAATCAGGATATTTATGCCAGAGATGAGAAAGCATATACAAAATTTTATCGATTCTATCGGGGTCACGCATCATTAACTCCTATTGGTGCACCACATTTTATACACTCTAAATTAGTAATTACATTGGGGCTTTTACAATGTCCGCAACGTATAATAACAGATTTTTCATACATTTTTTTATATAATTTTTCAGTAGTTGTTTCTTCTTCTAAAGATATGGTTCTTGCCTGTAATCTTGTTAGTTCTGCTTGTAAAGGTTTAGAAATATTATAAGTTGCATCTTGCACAGTTCTCAGCATGTCAAATCTTTCTTCTAGTTTTCCTTTACTTGCTTGATTAACCAATGCAAATATTCCCGGTACTACGGCAACTATAGCAATAATGATTGGAACCAAAACAGTCGTGTCCATTGTTTTTTATCTCCTAATAATATATTTTTTCTTTATAAAATTTTTCTAATTTTATATTACTGATTGTTCCCTGATTAACATTAAACTTTTTTGCTATATCTATTTGCCTAATGTTTTCATTAATCATTTTTCTTATTTCCAAAACATTTTCTACAGACAAACAGCGAACCTTTAGAGATATTTTTCTTTTTGTTTCATCTGAACATTTTTTACCGAGACGAGAAATTTTCATTTTTTCTATAGTTATATTTGAAAAATGTTTTCCGATTCTCGCTTTTCTTGCTTCTTCAGAAATAGATTTTCCTTTATTTGTTTCAGATAATTCCTTTCTTGTTTCTTCGGAATGATGCTTTCCAAAAAAAGGATTATTTTTTCCGGACATATCTGCATGATTTAAAGACATTTTTCTTTTTGTTTCTTCAGAATGACGCTTTCCATAAAAAGGATTATTCTCTCCTTTTGTAGCTTTACTTATTTTCCTTTTGGTTTCTTCAGAAAGAATTATTCCTTTATTAGTGTCTACACATTTCCTAATATTATACGAAAGGTTCAATTCTTTATAGTAATTATCAAAAAAATTTTCATATTTTGTTAATTCAAATTTTTCACAATATAGTAAAACAGAAAATTTAAAATTGATTTTTCCATATTTATTATATGCGTTTTGAAGATGAATATTATCGCCAATATTATTTTCTAAATTATTAAAATGTCTCCATTTTCTCTTATTTAAATCTAGGGTCTGACCAATATAACATTTTTCATTAACTAGATTTTCAATTTTATAGATTCCGTAATTATAATTCATTTTTCTCTTGTGGAAATGTTAAATCAGCAGTAAATATTCCTCCAGATGGGTAAGGGTCTTCTATAAGTTTTTCGTATAACGCCAATGTTACTTTTTCAATATTCTTGTCTGAACTTTGTTCCATAGCAAATTCATATCCGGTTGTTTCGGCTATGTCCTTCCATTTAGGATATTCCTCAATCATTTGTGTTAAAGAATCTTCCCAATTTTTATACCCGTTCTCTGTCATGATACCAAAATCGTGAAACTCGTTATAAGTTGGATATTTTGTAGCAATCCAAGGAACTTTAAGAGCCATCCATTCTAATGCTTTAATCCAACTACGCCTTTTGTCATATTCACCCGCCAACGGGCATAAACCAATATCCAATGTTTTTAGCAAAGGTGTCCATTGTTCTTTGGGTACAAATGGTTGAAATATTTTTTGTCCTTCTTTTACATCTAATAATTCAAAAACTCTTTGGTCTCCACTAATAAGGATTTTTACTTGTGGATATTTTCTGGCTATTCTCCTAAGTCCTTGTACTACACCGCTATCATTAAAGCTGGCATAGTGAGACATGCTACCACACCAACCAATCCAAATTTCTTCTTTAGGATGAGGATAAAGAGGGGCTACATCCATATACTTATCAATATCTAAAAAGTTATGAACAAAATAAGTATTGTTATATTTAGACCAATCTTTAGCTAGGTTTTCGGATGGTACTTGAACACCCTTCACCATTTGTAAACCCCATTTAAATTGTTCGATGGGTTTAGGTTTCATATAGCCTGTTAATTCTGGTTCATCTGGACCTTTCTTATACTTCATTTCCCCATGTGTCCAGAAACCATAGGATATATTTTGAGGATGCATAATATCGTAAGCATCATCAAAAATAGCACCAATTGCTTTATTTCTTGATTTCCAATATTGCATTACTGTTAAAGTATCACCGAAATAATTTCTTTCTACCATAATTATATCGGCTTCCTGACATAATTTTTGAGAGTTTTCTCCGTTCTGTACAAATTCGTTGATATATATTGCGTTTGCGGTATGCTTTCCGGTTTTGTTAATGGCTTTCGCGGGGATAATACAATTCCATTCACTACACGTTTTGTTACTATGTCATTTGACATGGACAAATCATTTCTGCTTGTCTCTGCAATTTTATTTTCAGATTATTGTTGCAGTTCAGACTATACCATAACCCGGTCAGGGTTTCCTTTGGTAGTCGTTACGACCCTTTTTCAAGTGTCTCGGGATTGACCTTCTCAGGCGTTCCCCCGATATTCAGGATTTTTAACCATATATTCCTATATGGTGGAACAATAGTTTGGTTTATTCCATTCCATAGGCGACCATTCTACCCTCGGTTTCCCGATATTTATCAGGGGTGTAGAGCACATCATATTCCTAATAGGGAATCTCGGCGCTTCACAATAAGGAATTTCACCTTAAAGCTACTTCTCTCTAGAGATTGCTCGTTACACTTTGCTCTTAAAAAGAGCCTTAGCACGGTATTGCCCTCGTCTTTACGTTAGGGGTTTCACCGTTAGCAGGGCATTCGCCCCACACGACGCATTTGCGTCTTCACCGAGTTATCGTTTAATTGTTACCAATTAAAGGGACTATCTTCTAATCCGCATAAATATAAAGTACATTCATTAATTAATTCTCCTCATTTTTCCACGAGATATTTAAGCAAATATTACCAATACTGCTTTTTGATACATTAAATATTTTAGCTAATTGTTTTATGGTATATTCCTTTCTATGCTCTCTAATCCAATCCTCATAAATCATAATCCTTTGGATTTATTCCCACTCTTTCTAATATATCGTTTTGACTTTTAGTAACTCCTGCTAAATCAATTGCTGTATGTCTCCATTTCTTGAATATTTTAATCCAATTTGGCGCAAAATTTAAATTACCTGTCATTTGCCCATCTTTTTCTGTTCTGTAACTACATTCACAATCTACTAATTTAAGTTCATGAAAATCAAATTTCCTGCTCAGGGCACACCAAAAGTCGTGGTCTTCACTCGTAGTCATTGTTTCATCAAACCAGTAATTTGATTTCTCCCATGCACTTCTAGAAAACAACGGGCAACAGCAAGGGGCAATATTTTGAATAAGTATCAAATCCTTATCGAAGGGACTATCCCAATAAAGTTGCTTGTGAACACTTACATATCCTTCTGGTTTCTTTTCCCAAATATCTTGAAGTGCTCTAGTATAGACTACATCAGCGCCTAACTTATCCATGAAATACATTCGAAATTCCAATGTGTAAGGTAAATGTATATCGTCATCATCAAGTAGGCATATATAATCACCTTTGGAATGTTTTAATGCTACATTTCTTGTACCCGCTAATCCCAAATTCTTTTCATTTTGAAAATATTTAATTCTAGGGTCATTAAATTTATCAACTACATCTTGTACATCTTCACCTGCATCATTTACTAAAACCACTTCAACATTTTTATAGGATTCTGTAAGAACAGATTGCAAGGTTCTAGGTAATAACCATTTTCTATTGTATGTTGGTACAAGAACAGAGATAAGGGGTTCTCTTTTTATATAATTTATATTTCTATATTTATCAGGTTTTGGCATTCTAATTTCCCTTTTATATATTTAATTCCTTCTTTAACAGTTTTTATTTCTCTCAAATCTATTTCTATATAAATTCCATTATTTTTAGCGAAATCTATTTTTAGCTGGTCTTTGTATTGTTGATATTTAAATTCTTCTTCCGGAGTTGTATTATTTTCTTTAGCGGCTAGTTTATAAAAACTATTCATTACATAATGTTGTTTCCCGTTAATTTCAATATAAATTCCATTTGTTTTTGAATTTTTGTCTTTAGAAATGTAGATATCATATGGGAGCCATCTTTTTGTTTTTGGATTTTTCAATATTCTATACTCTGTTTGAGCATCGCTGTTGTCTACAAAAAATTTCTTTAACTCAGATGCGATAAATGATTCGGAAAGACATCCACAAGATTTTATACTTCCGTTTATTAATAGAGCAGAGTTGGCATAAATTTTGTTTCCGCAACTACAGACACAATGCCAAATAACATATCCTTTTTTATTTCTTCCCGATTGATAATCCACCATCAGTCTTCCGAAAAATTTTCCAGTTAAGTCTATCAAATGAGTTTCAGAAATTTTTTCCTTTTGGTAACAACCGCAAGATTGTGTAGTTCCATTGATTAAGCGAGAAGAAAAAACATCTTTTTCTTTTCCACAATCACAAATACAATGCCAGATAACTCTTCCTTTTTCGTCTCTCCCGAAATCATATTGAGCAATTAATCTGCCGAATCTCTGCCCTGTCAAATTTTTTACAAATAATTTACTAGTTTTTTCTTTTTGGTAACAACCACAAGATTGTGTATTATTGTTTAATAAATGATTTGATAAAACACTAATTTCTTTTCCACAATCGCAAAGGCAATACCAAATTGTTTTTTCTTGACCAGATGGTTGCTTATAATTTTTAATTCTTTTAATAACCAGCAATTTCGCAAATTTTCTTCCGGTTAAATCAATAAACCTTCCCATTCTCTACCTCCTATAGCAAATCCTAATTTAATAATTGGCGGAAGAGTATTTAGGAATATACCTTTTCGCCGCGCAAGCTATCCGCCAATTCTTTATTATACCACACTTTTTTATTTTTGTCAAGGGTTAATTTTTTGTTGCACATCACAAAATTAAAAATTATTTATAAATTATTATTTTTTATAAGATTCTCTTGATATCTAGTTATTGTATAATCATAATTAACATTTTGCTGTTCAATATTGCTAAAATCAGGTCTCTGGATTGCCAACATTGGTACACTAATAAAACAATTATGATTGGGGATAACAGTATCCGCATAAATCATATCAATCGGTCTATCAATATGAGTAAGGTCGATATACTTTAATAAATCACGGACAAATTTTTTATTTACCCCGTAAGCGACTGTGCTTTGGCAATGATTAAGTTTAGCCAAATGGGGGGATACCTGATGAAACGGCTTCAATATATTTCCACCAATATAAAACATATCCCAATCCAATCTACCAAGCTCAAAGCAAGCGTCTTCTAAATTCCATAAAGCGCTCATATCAAGGTCGTCTATAAAAGATATATCATCTTCAAAAACAAATACATTGGTTTCTAAAAGGGCAGCGGCTTCTAGGACTTGATAATGGCTTAACATACAACCAATTGCACCATTCCACCATTTGTTATCGGTCTGGTCAAATAAAATTCCCGGTTTTCTTATAGGGTGTGCATCTATCGATGAAAACTCTTTCATACATTGTTTCAGCCTATCTGGTCGCTTATCTAAATTTATTACTACTTGTAATGGGAATAGTATATCGAATTCCATTTTAATATATTATATACCTTTCAAATTTATCCAAATTATCAACAAGATATTTTGGGTGAGTGTTATAATTTACAGGAGTAATAGTAAATTGGCATGGGTTATTGTAAAAATCATGGTTATTTTTAATACAACTTTGAATAAAAGCTTCCGTATTATCTGTTATCTCTTTAATATTTATGGTTTGCTCTCCATAGTTTTGTATTTTCTCTTTTACATCCTCTGCACCTCCCATAAATGAAAAATGCCAACCACTATTGGCAACCATATATCCTTTACGCCATTTTCTTAAATTTATAACAGAGTTCTTTTTAAAATTGTTAAAACTTAATAAAATATTTCCATTCCATATATCATTTCTGAGACAGTTGAAATAAAACCAAAAATGTTTTTGTTGAAGATGATAGATGGAATCTGGTTCAAAATTTTCTTTTATATATGCTACCGCTTCACCTCGGGGAATTTCGTCTGCATCTGAGAACATTACAATATCATCATCATTCAAACCTGACATTGAACGAACTATGCTTTCTTTTTCATATGCATCTCTGCTGTAAGGCAATTGATTTTTATCCCAAAAATTTTCTCGGTTTATTTTTTCAAAAACCATTCTTTGCCATTCATCTTTTGCCTCTTTGGGGTTTAAATATTCAAAGTAATCGGGGGTATCATTAATACATCTGTAAATTATTTTATCTTTAAATTTTGCAAAGCGTTTCATATTTTCTGCAAAATATAATTTCTTAGGTTTTCCAGTATGAGATTTTGTGCTTTCATGTATAATAAAATAATCTACAACATTATAAAGTTCATTTAGTCTTATTTCTATAATATCTAATTCATTGAACATACAAAAACAATCATATAGTTTCATGCTATACTCCTTATATATTTGGAGAATTTTTCTTGATTATCAACAAAATATTTCGGATGATTATCATAATTTACAGGAATAATACTAAATTGGCAGGGATGCATATAAAAGTCATGCCCTTTTATGATACATTCTTCGATAAATTCATCCATATGTTCTAATACATATGGCGCATTTATATCTTGATGAGAAAAACTTTTTATTTTTAGATTTACTTCATCTGACCCTCCCATAAAAGAAAAATGCCAACCTGCATTAGCATATGCCTCTCCTATTCTTATATTCCTTGGTTCAATAACTCCGGTATTTTTAAATTTTCCAAAACTTAATAGAATATTTCCACCCCATATGCCTTCTTTCAAACAATTTATATAAAACCAAAAATTATTTAAACCAAAATTATATATCGTGTCTAGTTCAGAAGTTTGTTTCAAATATTCCACAAAATCACCTTTGGGTATCTCATCGATATCTGAAAACATAACTATATCATCATCATCTAAATCGGTCAATGAATAAATTATACTTTCTTTCTCATAGGCTTCTCTACCATAAGGGAAAAATCTTTTGTCCCAAAAATCTGCCTTATTTATTCTTTCAAATATTATTTTTTGATACTCATCTTTCGCTTCATTTACATTTAAATGTATAAAAGATTCAGGGGTATCATCAATATATTTATAAATAATTTTATCTTTAAATTTCTCGAAGCGTTTTTCGTTTTCTTTAAAATATAAACTTTTAGGGTTTCCAGTAAAAGATTTTGTACTTTCATGAATAACAAAATAATCTACAATATTGTATAGTTCGTTTAACCTTATTTCTAAAATATCTAATTCGTTAAACATGTTAAAGCAATCATACAGTTTTCTCATTCTATATTCCTACTCTATATTTCCGTGCCTGTCTAAATATGTCCAACCATCAACTTTCATATCAGCCGTTGACCAAAAATTATTAGGATTATTAAAAGTAAACCAATTCTTAGGTGCGACAACATTTTCTAGTTTGGTGTTTGTCCAAGCTGCCCAAAAAGAGAATGTTGAGTTTGATACAATGATATTTTTTGCGTTATTTAATATTGAATAATCAATATGTATATCTCCTCCTATATGATGAGATGCGCGATGCTTATCGAAAATCTTGCTCGGAGTACTCCCTACTATTTTAGCAACATCTTTAAAATATCGAACCCCTAAATCATAATCATCAGTAACAACATAGAATTTCATTTCTGGATTTATATGCTTCATATAAGATATTGCATTTGTATAATAGGATACTGGTAACAACGAATTAGCGGGTGAACCAACATAATCCCCACCTCTTAGGTGTATTATAGTGGCATTATTATTACTATATTTTAATATATTTTTTTTAATTTTTAACCATTTTATAATTTCTCTTCGTCTATGTTTTATATAATTCATCGATTGAAAATTACCATCTATTTTTGTATTATCTTCTATATTTAACAAGTCTTTATCTAATGGTGAAACATCAATTCCATGTTCATTCCTTATTAATTTCTCTTGATAATAATGATTAATTCCATCTGGTAAAATATGAGACCATGAATCAGATTTCATTCCTGATACAGGAAGTCCATAATCTAAATCCATTAATTCTATACCCCGGAACTTTTCGGGGGACATAATTCCAAAATCATATCCTTTATCTAGTGCTATCACTCTTGTAACAACATAGCACCATAATTGATTTCCTAAACCTTGAGTATTATAAAATTCATTTATTATCATAAGTCCCTCAACATATATTTATGAGACGCTAATGGTTTATCAGAATATTCAAACTTATTTCTAATAAATTCGGGGGCATATTCTTCGTCAATATACCAATCTTCAAAGGGTGCATCGTCTGTTAAATTAGAAATATTTCCAACAACCATTTTATAACCATAACTTTTTAAAATATCTCTTGATTCCTGTCTAATTTGTTCTGATATTTCTCTTGATGTAGTTGGGTCATAAACATCGGTTTCATAAGTTATTACAGAAAATCTGGTTTTTTTAAGTGGTAATGCTTTTAAACAAGCCAGTGTTTGGGAAGATGGCTCTATATCAAGAGACAAATAATCAACTCTTTTTGTAGTAAGAAGTAAACGTTCATAATCTAAAGAAACCGCATCTTCTCCAATAAAAAAAGTTTTTGGTCTAATTTGCTTGAATGCTGGTGCTAAATTTATATCTATATCAATAGATGTACCACTCCAACCAAATTCTTTCTCTAATAGATATGTATTTGAAATAAAACTAGGATGAAATCCTCCTATCTCCAAAAATATACCATCTCTTTTCCCATTAAGAGCAGCTAAAACAAATAAATCCTGAAAGCATTGACTGTAATTTTGTTCGATATTTTCCAATCCGGGGAACTTATATTTTGTATTATTATACATTTCTTTTTTATATAAATACATTTTTTCTCCTTAAACAAAGATATTGTTTTTTAATAATGCAAATCCTCCCAACAAATCTCCATTTGTATTATGCATATTTTCTATAAGAGAATAAGTAGACAACATACTTAAAATTTTATCTAATGAAGGTTCTCCTTTATATATTTCTTGATTGCTATATTCTGTATATAAGTATCTAACTTTTTTATTAAATGTTTCTTCCCCACCTTTTATCACTAAATCTTCTGCTCCCTGACAATCTAACCATACAAAATCAATTACATCAATATTATTTTTATTTACAAAAGTATCGAGCTTTATAGATTTTACCTTTATTTTTCCAAAAGAAAATTTATTTGGAAATAACCAACTCCACGTATTAAAAAGGGCATCTCCCGGTTCTTTTAATGAACTAGAATATAAATTATTATTGAGAGATACATTAAAATCAACTTCCCCATCAATGTCCCCAATGGCTGTTTGGTATAACTTAACCCTGTTGTCCTTTATAACATTTCTAAATTCCATTACATTTATTTCATATGGCTCAAAACAATATAATTTAAAATCTAAATCTATAAAAGTTTTAATAAACTCTTCTGTGTCTCTCCCATCGGCACAACCTATTTCAAATATTGTAGGAGTATCCGTATTAAAATATTGACGTATTGAATTTTTATTTAATTGATTAGCGGTCATAGTTTATTGTTCCTTTTTTGTTTACCATTATAATCTCAAAACCAAAAGTATCTTGGGAATAATTTTCTATAGCTGTTATATCTACTTGAGTAACTATTTTTACTAAAAAAGAATAAAAAAGGTTCCCTGAGATAGGGTGTGCTTTATTGAATAAGAAATAAAAATCGAAATTATCTTCAAAAACAGAAATTATACTATTAAGGTTTTTATTATCCCCTCTATCTACCCATGTGCTTGCGTATTCAAATTGTATATATTTAACATTGTTTTTTATAAAATCAGGAGAGTCCAAAAGTATATCAGGTTCTCCTCCCTCTGTGTCTATTTTTAAGAAATCTATTTTTTCTATTTTGTTTTCTTCTAAATATTCAGAAAACTTTTTTAGAAGTAAGTTAAAAGGAGAACGAGTAGTAAGTTTATCAATTTTGTAATGCCTATTAAAAAACGATTGGTAATCATCCCAATAGTCATATATTCCTGTTTTATTGCTTATCCCAAAATTATTCAAATAAATAGTATTATTAAAAATTTTATCTACTTTTTCTTTACAGTTTTTGTAAAAAGCAGGATTTGGTTCAAACAAGTGAAATGTTTTTCCTTCACTTATTTCTATATAGTCTATATCTTCTCTACAACCAATATCAAAAATTATTTCACATTCGTCTTTTATTTTTCTAAAAAATTCTATTTCTTGCGGTAACATGTCACTCATAATTCATTCACCAATTCAAAAGCCATTTCTATAATTTTGTCCATATTCACATACCTATAACTCCCCAATCTTCCTCCGAAATAAACATTGTCGGTTTTTATTGATATATATTTGTTATACAAGTCTATACTTTCTTCGGTATTAATCGGATATGCTAATATATCTCCTCCATTGCCCGTTGTATATTCTGTTGCAGTAACAAATTCTAAACGTCTACTACATGGGTCAGAATAATTATAACAAAATTTTC